GATGCATGTGGTTGTTCCTTGTTGCAACATCAAACCATTACTATTGAAAGGAGAACGACAATGGATGGTATGACAAATTACAATTGGGATTTCCCAGTTGATACCTACAATCTCTGGGCAACATCAGAATTAGAAGGCGTTCCAGATATTGAAGTGCCAAAGAATATGGCAAGAGCAGTAGTGCGCACCGATACCAACAAAGTGCTTGGTGTTCACGGATCAAAATACAAAATCATTAGACATGATGACTGCGTTAACTCAGTGCATGACGCAGTGAAGAAATCAAACATCAGTCAAGATTTTGAGATGACTGTTGATGTCTTTGAAGACGGACGCAAAATGCGTGGAGAAATTCTATTCCACGATCACATCATTGAGCCAGCAGTGGGAGATTATATTAAGTTTCGTATTCAATTCTTCAATAGCTATGACGGATCTTGGGCATTCCAACAGTCAACCGATGGTTTACGTTTATGGTGTCTTAATGGATGCACCACAGCAGACAGTGTGGCAAGAACTTGGGCCAAGCATACTTCCAATGTCAATGTAGAATCATCATCGCATAAGATCACTCAAGGATTGGAAGTCTTCCTTCTCAATCGTGATCTCTACATTGATTACATGAGTACAGAAGTAACTTGGGATTATGCTCAAACCATTGCAAAGGAATTGTCTCGCTTGCCAAGACCAAGCAAAAGATCTAGGTACAATGAAAAGCAAATGGATCTAATAACAAGCTCCTATATAAAGGAAGTACATAATCTAGGGCATAATAAGTGGGCCTTGTACAATGGCCTCACAGCTTGGGCAACTCACACTAATGAATCAAGTTCCCCAGCAAACACTCGCCGCCAGAGAGAAAACCAGCTAGTAAAGCTGTTCAAAGATCCAATCTGGACACACCAATAAACGGCAATGCCGCCGCCCCCCGGTCAGGTGAGGGCGGCGGTCCTTGCCGTTCATTCAACAGGAGAAACACAATGACTCAAATCCCATTCATCAAACAAGTTTACAATGTCAAGTATGGCATTGATGAACTTGCAACCAGAGCAAAGAAAGAAAACTCTGAGTTCCAATGGCAGATACTGAATGCTCAGTCTGCTATTCATCGAGTCTACGAAACATATCACGAAGTATTACAGCGTGATTCATCTGATTCTGATGTGTACATTCCACCATTGAAGGGGGTTGAATAATGCCATCTCTAATGCAACGCCGACACTATGAGTTCTTGGCGGATGAAGTCGCGCCATTGATGGGCTGGCCTAGTACCATCTATCTAATGGCAGACAAACTTGCCAGCACCAATCCAAACTTCAACAAAGAAAAATTCATTGAGCGAGCAGTTGCCCAATGGGAGTTGAAGCATCCAGTGGAGGAGATCGATGACGAAATACCATACTAAGTATAAAGCAAAGTTCATCGAAGAGGAGTTCTATAGATGCAGAACTTGCGGTGAAGAGACTGAAGATTATCATGCTCTTTACCATCCAACAGAAGACAGTGGGGGCTTTTGCCCTCACTGCAAATCAGATGATGTAGATCTCTATCAATTGCACACTGTCTTTGCAAACACTTATGCAAGAAGTGCAGGGGAAGCAATAGAAACTGTGCTTGATAATGGAGAGATGCTTTCAATCTTGGGAAGAGTTATCTTGGAAAAGGAGATTAAAGATGAATCCGTATAATGAAACTGTCGATGCAATAATGAATTGGATCGATGAGAAGAATGAAGAAATCTCAAAGCGAAGCCAAAGCCCTTGCCCTTTTGGGGTTGGGATGCCCTCAACAATAGCAAAGGTTCAGCACAGAATGCTTTGCGAACTGATTGATCTAATGATCGAAGTTGGCGAAAGAAACAAGGAGAACGACCATGCAAATTGAACCAACACCAGCTTATAAACTGTCACGCAAATACGATCCATCTACCAGTCACGAGGCTGGAAAATCAATTGATGCCGGAAGAATGGAGCGTAAAGTATACGAAGTAATCAAACGCTATGGAGAAGAAGGAGCAATCTCAGATCAAGTACTCTTTGTGCTTGAGTATTATGGATACAGCACAGTCACTGCCAGATACAAACAACTCAAAGAAAAAGGTCTTGTCATTGTCGATGGCACAAAACGCAAAGGCAAGAGTGGACGCAACCAATTAGTAATGTGGGCTAAAGATCACTACAAGGAGAATCACGATGAGCAAGTATAAAATCCCAGCCAGAATAACGCCTAGCTTCTGGATGCTCTTCGATGATCGCAATGAAATCTATGCAATTGGAGAGTTTAAAGGTCGTATCTTTGCAACAAAAGAAGATGCAAAGAAATACTACAGAGATGCAACCAATAAAGATTGGAGGAGTGCTAAGATTGTGAAGTATGAGTTCTCTACCAAAAGAGAAATGATACAGAAGATCAATGAACTCTTGGTGTCATGAACAATGGGTATGAGTTTATGGTGCATCAATTAATCAATCGAAGGCACAGTTTAAACTGGTCACAGGAAGAACTGGCGCATAGAATTGGATGCACCAAATCTTTAATTCACAAATGGGAGCAGTACAAGCGAGTACCATCTGGTTTCATGCTTGGCTGTTGGGTAGACGCACTTGGCTTACAGATCACGGTCCACGAAAAAGAAACTTCAGAGCGGACAGCCGCAGAAATGTGAGTCATGCGATGTCTATTCGGAATGGTTTGTGACTATTCTCAAACAAATCCAACCAGCATATTACTGGGTGATATGCGTAGATTGTTATTACAAAGGGGATGACTATTGGCAAACAAGAATCGCAACAAAGGAAACTACCACGAAAAGTGGTTCATCTCATGGCTCGAAAGGCTCGGCTTTAAAGCGAAAAGGCAACCGCTCAGTGGGCAACTGGGAGGAGAGTATAGAGGAGACATCCTCTGGCAAGTCGGAGAACACGAACTGGTGGTCGAAGTAAAGTATCGAGACTCATCATCGTTCCCATCTGCATTCGCAGTCTTAGCCGAAAGGGATGCTGCTTTTTACAAACGCAAGTCTGGCGATACCAAAACATTAGTTATAATCGATGGAGATATATTCGAGAAATGTTTTGCGCCATTGCTTCGAGGGGAAGTTAAGTCTAAAAAGAAAAGGAGGAAACGTGTACCAGAGAATTGGCAACCAAGCCAAGATCTGATCCAAGACATCAACACCAAACTACAGGAGAGCATTAATCATGACGATGAAACACATCGGTTCTGTGATCACCACATCAGCAAAGGATCGCTCTTTGCCAACATCGATACCGCCTACAGAAACTGGTGTCGCAATTCAATTAAGTACCGCAAAGAAAGAGAGAGCAGTAGCTCGTCTGCTGGAAGTGGGAAACCCCAATACCATAGACAAAAACCTAGTTTCTTCGCTGGAGTCCATAACAGGGTATCCAGTGATTGAGAAAACCAAGGTAAAGTTTATCGGTCAATCAGACTGCGACATCATCACAACAGGTTTCAAGATAAAGATTGATGATCTTGAAACTTGCAATCGTTGCCTCGAAGCAGTGCAGTCTTCTCTCTTGCCAATGCCAATGTCACAAATCAAAGAGCAGTTGACATTGCTTACAACGCTGGTGGTCAAACCAGCAGGAGAGAATGGAACTGATGTAGCGATACGCATCAAAGCCATAGCCAATCAACTATCAGAATACCCAGCAGATATTGTCCAGACAGCAATAGCCAATGTAGCTAAAACAACTACTTTCTGGCCCGCATTTGCTGAGTTCTATAAGCACATTGCTTGGCGGCTAAGTAAACGTCAGCGTTTATTGGAGGAGATTACCAATAAAAAACTTGCACTTATCATGCAAAATCAGTAGGATAATCAAAGGAGAACAATCATGAACAGACTTGGATTTATTGGCGGCAGTGATGCACGCCGCATTATGGAAGGCGACTGGCACAGTCTCTGGATGGAGAAGACTGGTCGCGCTGAACCTACCGACCTATCAGATAATCTTGCGGTGCAACTCGGTGTTCACACTGAGTCATTCAACATTGCTTGGTTTAACAAGCACCAGCTAGACAATAAGTGTCACATCGAAGAGCAGTCTACCTATCAACAGGACTATAATGGAATCCCATGCAAAGGAACTGTTGACGGATTCATCTTTGACAAGACGGCTATACTTGAGTGCAAGCATACCTATGATCGCAATACAATAGAGTCTTGCATCAAACAGTACATGCCGCAGATACAATTCTACCTGATGTTGTCTGCCGCAGATGGATGTTATCTATCTATAATCTTTGGCAACCGCCGCTGGGAATGCGTCTATATTTCACCAGACAAAAGTTACATCGATGACATGATGGTTAACATCAAGCAGTTCTGGGAAATGGTTGAGTTCGATATTGAACCAGTTACCAGCAAACCAATCGCAACATTATCTACAGATCACATCCTAGTAGACAACATGACACGCAGGGATGCGAGTGGTGACAATGAGTTTATCAGTCGTTGCCATGATTACATCGAGCAAGAGGCCAATGCCAAATCATTCGAGTCAGCCAAGGCAGATCTCAAAGCAATGGTTGACGATACCGAGAGGGAAGTATACTGCGACCTTCTCACCATCAAGCGTGACAAGCGAGGCTCGTTGCGCATAACAGTCAAAGGAGAACACAATGACTGACAAAATGAAACTGTGGAATGCAGTATCAACATCCGATCCGCAATACCTCAAGAAAGTTTCCTTCGGTGCTAGATCATTCACCGCTATTGATCCTCAATATCAGGTAATGAAAGCCACCGAATCCTTTGGGCCAGTAGGCGAGGGATGGGGCTGGACCAACGAAACCAGATTCATCAACCTCGCCAATGGCGATACCGCAGTTGTGGCTGATGTCACTGTCTGGCACGGCAGTCAAGGAAACTACTTCGGACCGTTCACTGGATGCCGCAAGTTCTTTGATGCCGCCAAGGGACGCATGGCAGAAGACGCACCGAAGATGGCTATCACTGATGGCCTGACCAAAGCCCTATCACATCTGGGCTTCAATGCTGATGTCTTCCTTGGGAAGATGGATGGCAACAAGTACGCTGGCAATGACAACAAAGGAGACTGGTAATGAAAAGCGTAACATCGAAAGAGCTTATTGAAGACGAGCCATCAATTAATAAGCGATATGTTGAAAGCCGGATTAACTTCCTAGAAAAACTTATCGGCAGATACAAAGAGCAAGGCATTGATACTGCAAAGTTTGAAAATGAACTTGCCGACAACCTCAAAAAAATGGAGGCCGTTCAATGAACGACTATGACAACACAAACAAAGGGGCGGCATTCAAGCCGTTCCCAGAACAGAAGTTTATCCTACAGGGTAAGGTTCAGATCACACACAACGACATCAATCAAGAATCAGGCATCGCCCTGATCATGGCTGAAAACAAAGATGGCAAGAAGCGCATCGAAGTTTATCAGAAAGTTGGTGTTCTATTTGATAACGATAAGAAGGGCAACGACAATGCCCCAGACTATTCTGGGCCACTGGACGGAATCTCTGAAGATCTGCGCATAGCGGCTTGGAAAGAGATGAAAGGAGACAATGCCTATTTGTCGTTTAGAGTGTCACCAAAGATGGACAAGCCACAAGAAGATGGTTATCCTATCACAAAACAAGATGTTGTTCTTAACGATCTGAAGGACGACATTCCATTCTAAGCGGCAAGGGCTGTTCTCCCCCTTGCACGGCGCGGCCCAGCGGTTTCCTCCCCTACGCTGGGCCGCAAGCATCCCAAGAGTAAAGCTATGAACAGAACAACAATACTCAATGACGCACTCAAAGCCACCAAGGATCGAGGCGAAGACTATGGCAAGCCATCAGAGAACTTCGAAAGAATAGCAACCCTATGGGAGGCCTACACTGGAAACAAATATACAGTTGCCGATGTAGGGCTGATGATGATGCTGGTAAAGATCTCACGCCTGATGGAATCACCAACGCATGAAGACTCTTGGGTAGATCTGGCAGGATACAGCGCAGTTACCGCCGAAGCGATTGCCTATACCTCAGATATTCCGCTCCCTCCTCCGGCTCAGCAAAGCACTGCACCCATGAGACAGGTGAGTCGTTATTAGGATCGATGATCTGCATAATAGCTTGACCAAATTTCTGTTGTTCAAAGCCTTTGGTAAAAGCAAAGTTGTCAAAGTATTTATAACCCCTTGCTCTTGCCAGCCAAGCAGTCTTTTCCTGCTCTACTAATTCAATATGGGACAAACCCCAGTTGTGTCTATGCCCACTAATATAAAGATCAGCAGTCCCCTTCAGCTTTGCCATCTTTCCTTGGCCATGAAGCGCATTAAACTGAGAATGCCCCGGCATATCATGAGCGGCGTGTATGCGGCACTGACGCCCATTAGGAAAGTCTAGTTGGATTCTAGCTTCCCAGTCCTCAAAGACCGTGTGCGGCTCTGAAATCCAGCGCAATGGGTCTCCTGCACCAGACCACATGTCGTGGTTGCCGCCGATAAGAATCATTGGATTCATTTCTTTAATCAACCACTCGACCAAACGCCAAGCAGTTTTAGCGGATGTCTCTTGCTCACCGTATAAACGAGAAAGGCGACCCACCCAGTTATTGTGTTGATCGCCTAGTGAACAGCCATAGATGTTATCGTTAGATTGTATTATCTGAAGGTGACTCTTTAAGTTGTCCCAGTCACAATGCTTGTCATCAATGTGCGGATCTCCAAGCCAAAGCAATCCAATAGGATCGTTCGATTTCATCTTTATCTTGATCCACTTTTTAGATTCTTTATTCTTTTTCTTTTGCTTAAACCTAGCATGAAGATGCTCAATCACATCCTCTATTGGGATATCATCAGCAATACTATCTTCAATACTATAATTCATATTCTCGGCAGATTTCTCTCCCAACAAAATCAATTCATAACGCCTAGCTCTATCGTGCAAAGTGCTTCGAGCAATGCCGCTTGCCTCTGATGCTAGATCTAATGTGCCGTATTGTTGCAGAAGTTCGTATGCTTCTTCGTCTTTGTTCATTTTTTCCTTGACCCAATGCTTTCAGCAAGGCCACCCCCAAAGTAAAACGCCACAATAGTAAGCATAATCTCACCAATGTAATATTCGTCAAGAATATCTTTAATAGATTCTGTATCGCCATGACCAAGAATAGTCATGCCCAGAGTAATGGCAAAGCACAGCAAAAATGTAAATGTAAACATCAAGGCTAAATATCTCTGAGCAAGTTTGAATGGGGCATAAGCACCCATCAGGTCTATCTTGGCTTTAGTCTTTGCGGCTATCTCTTCTTCAGAAGTAACAACCATATCATCAATAAGGTCCATTCCTTTTTTGACAATATCACCGCTTCCAAGGATCTTAGCTAAAATAGGAATCATAACAGCCCCCTGTTCTTCATTCCAATATAGATTAATATTGCTACCACACCCAACCCGATAATGCAAAAGAAAGCTATAACAGAGACTTCAATGGCTTTCTTGATGTCCCTTTTTCGCTTCTCTTCTGCCGCTTGCCTGTCTTTCCTAGCTTGTGCGCTAAACTTTAACCAGTCGTTCCACAGCCCGGGTCTTCCGGCGTATATCATGTACTGCTTTAGCTCTTCCTCTTTCTCACGGATAGCTTCAAGGGCCATAAACTCCTCGAAGTCATTGCCCTGATGAAAGGCGGAACGCTTCTTCTTCTCAGCCTTCCGGCGCAGATTATCCTGATTGGTGATAAAGGTGGCAATATGCGACCCTACGGCAGATATGTCCCTGCCATTGGCAACAGCTTGCTTGATAACGGCAAAGGCGGCATTAGCGGCGGCAAGTTCAGCAAGCATCAGTATACTCTTACAGTCTCAGGGTCTACCTCCTCAGGCACACAATACAAGGTCACTCTATCACGCCTGTCTAGCCAGTCATAGTCTTGGTAGTTCCCAAACCGCCTCGCTAGTTCCTTAGCGTAGAAGTTACACTCAGTAACAGAATAAAAACGGAGATGCGTTTTAAGCTCTCTCCGTTCATCACCTGTCCCTAGAAACATCACCAATATGAATACAGTAATCAATGTCCCACAACTAATACGACAATGTTATTAACGCCTCGTTTATAGGGCATTGTACCACAATAGAAACAATCTGCGATGCACTTGTAGGGCTTCCACCCACATCGCTTATTCAGCCCTATCGGGACTATTCACGGATTAACCAAAGCTAAAATCAACTAATCAACCCTGTCGGGTCTGTCAAACTGAAGCAGGAAACCCCTATGGCCAATAGCGGGGCATCCTGCAATAGCATCATAACGCTATGACGCTGTAAGTGGCAATATCATTGTGTCGCAAGCCGCTTGCCAGCTAAGGATATCGCCGCTGTATATCTGCGCGTCCATCACTCGATTAACTTCAGCCTTGTCTGGGCAGGATTGCACTGGTCTTGCATCGATAGAGACATCGCCGTTGGGCAGGATGACCACCATCATAAAGACCAGCACCTTCACCTGCCCAGCACCTTATCCATCTTGTCCTCAAGCCTGTGGAGGACTTCCATCACGCGATTGATATCGTCACGCAACTCCATCTTCGTTGCGTAATCCTCGCGTGTTCTGTTCAGCAAAATCTCCAGCCTCTTCTGCTCACTCGCCATATTGTTAATCCACCAGCCACAGCCAGTGACCAGTATGCCGATGAGGATATCTATGAGGCCGGATATTTCCATTGCTACCACCCAGCTGGAACTTTACCCACGATGGGCGGATTGACCAGCTTCTCGATTTGCTCACTGAGCATAGCCTCAAGCTCCACTTCAGTCTTATCGAGCGATGCCAGAACAAGGGCCTTGCACCAGTCCTTAGTGATGCTGTCGAAGGCAATGAAGCTATCGGCATTTGCCTCACCAGCACTGGCTGTGCCATATGCGCTGACTGACAGTGGCTGGCCTTTTTCATTTGTTTCTGTATCGCTGACAGCAGTGAACCGCCAGTGAATTGTCTTTACGACATCAGACAGGCCACCTTCGGATGGGGCGGTGTCCAGTTGGGGAAAGTCCCAGTTGTATGTGTTTGCCATTTTGTTTACTCCTTAGTTAGCAAGCCATTAAAACGCAAGGCACAAGATATGAGCCATCGTCATATGTGTGTGAAACGTGTGTGCTGGTCACTTTCGCAATCGTCTTGCTACGCACGATGTCATCATCCTGAGGTTTAGCAGTACCATCGCCAGCACTCATAAGCAAGTTGCCTTGTGCCACTGTTGTGCCGCTAGCAATGCGGATAACAAAATCACCAGTCATTGCAACATTCATGTCGTTGGTATCCTCATCCCAATTTACAAACACGCCAGCCACATTTGCGTCACCTTCAACTAACGATACAGCCATACGGTTAAGCTGTTCGTTATCTTCTATTTCAACAGTTGCGGAGACATCTTGGTCGTTATACTGAATAATCACAGTTTCCCCCGCCGCCGAATTTCCATCGTAACTAACTTTTTTGTCTTGACCACTGGCTGTTGTGAAGGTCGCTTGTTTCCACTCACACATCGTGTTCAGGTTTGTCAAAACCGTACCTTTGACGATGCTTGTGTCTCTTGAGCTGTTGCTTGTTTGCGAGTATCTCGATAGGTGTCCACCGTTATAACTAACTGTCGTGCCAGCAACAGAGATACTGCCTTCGATAGTGCCATCTTGGTAGAAAAACACGATAGTGCCGTCATTTACAGTTCTGTTGAAAGCGGCTGGGTCACCGCCCGGACGAGCAGAAGCAATTAGACCGCCAATTGCGCCGAAAGAAATGCCCTGAGAGTTTGCTCCGCTGTTGTCCCACGGTGTCGTGTCGGTCATATCGTAGTTGTTGACAGTCATCACGCCACTGCTGTCGATGCGCATCCTCTCCGTATCACCACCAGTACGGAACACGAGATTACAACTGTTTAAGGCTTGGCCTATGCCAAAGATACCTGCACCTGTTGTGCTTGTTCCTGCTGAAAACTTAATGCCAGCTCCGTCACCCGCCGTTGTGCCTGGATTGTGAAGCCTAACCGCATCTACCTGACCAGAGCCACTTGCACCGCCGTTGTCGATGTGCAGGAATGTAGACGGGCTGCTTGTCCCAATGCCGACATTGCCTGACGAATCAATCCGCATCTTTTCGCTGTTGTTAATAGCGAACAGCATTGGCTGTGCTTGGCGTGTCGCAATGAAAAGTGTGCCGTTAGCTTGTGCTTCAATCTGTGCATCGTAAGTGCCGTCATTATCAGCAAACACAATATTTCTTGCACTATCACTGTCAAGCCGGATTTCTAAGTTTGCGCTGGCGTTTTTGGCGTGGAGGTTTGCAGACGGCGAACTCGTCCCGATGCCGACATCGCCGCCCGATGTGATGACAGCTTTTTGAGAGTTGTTTGTCCAGAATCGCAGTTCAGAATTTACATAACCAATGTAACCATCGCTTGCTGTAGAATTTTCAAACTGGATGTAACTTCCAATTTGCCCAGACTCAACACGCAATGGGGTTGAGTTTGAGGCATCATTAATGTGTAAAGTGTTTGACGGCCCTGTAGTCCCAATGCCGACCGAGCCGCCCGATGTGATGTAAACACGCTCCTGACCCGCAGTGTTTAACGAGATTGTATCTGCGGCAGGGAAGCGAATTGATGTGTTTGTGTCGCCATCGTGATAGATGCGGTCAGTAAGATAGATTGCGCCATCAACCCTAGCGTTGCCGTTGACATCTAATGTTTGCGTTGGCCCCGTACTGCCCAGCCCCAATCGCTGTTGGTCGGCGTCCCAGAAAAAGCCTTGTGAAACCCCACTGCTGTCATACAGCGACACATCGCCGTTGCTTTTTATGTCTAAAAATCTTCGCAAAGTTGAGGCAGTTCCAGTAAAGAACGCTAACCCAGTGCTTGAAGATGCGCCTGCGTCATAACTGTTAATAGCCGCCGTAACAACACCGCCTGTTTCAAAAGATATATTCCTTCCAATGTCACCAGTTGTGCTATTTGCAGAACCTAATTGTATTTGATAATCTGACGGTATTGTTGATACCGTTGACGCATCTGTGGTTGCTCCTAAATCCAACCCATCAGCCGTGACTGTGCCTGTGACATCAATATTGCCTGTTATTGAACCGCCAGTTGTAGGCAAGAAGCCAGAGCCAGCCGTTACGCCTTGCTCCCAAGCAGAGCCAGTGTAGACCTTCAACGTGTCCGTTGTGGTGTTGTAGAATAAATCACCTTCATCGTTGTCAGTTGTCGGATCAGATGCACCAATACGATATTTGTCAGCAAAGTCGTTGACCGATGAAAGATTACTTGCAACGGTGTTGACGTTAGAGATCGAGCCGCCAACAGAGTTTACGTTTGCGATATTGGTAGCGACAGTGCCAATATCTGTTGCATCTGCGGCAACGGCAATAACGTCACTTGAAATCCCAGCGACAGTAGTGACGTTAGCGGAAATGCCAGCAACAGTAGTGACATTCGCTGAAATGCCAGCCACGGTGTTAATATTCGTTGTATTGCCAGCAACCGTATTTACGTTAGCAATATTCGATGACACAGTGCCGATGTCAGTGGCATCAGCCGCCACAGCAGTAACATCGCCTGAGATACCAGCAACCGTGGTCACATTACCTGAGATACCAGCTACTGTTGTCACATTGGATGAGATCCCTGCAACAGTATTAATATTAGTGCTATTGCCAGCAACAGTATTTACATTGGATATATTTGTTCCAACTGTATCGACATTAGTAATGGATGCGGCAACTGTTTCAATCTCTGACACAGCCTCATTAAGGTCATTGGCTACAGTCTCAACCTCAGAAACAGCTTCGTTAAGGTCATTGGCAACAGCAATAACCTCAGAGATGTTCCCAGCCACAGTATTAACTGAAGCAATGTTTGTAGCTACAGTCCCAATGTCTGTTGCATCAGCCGCAACAGAAGTAACATCTGCGCTAATACCAGCCACAGTAGTAACATTGCTAGAAATGCCAGCAACCGTGGTGACATTAGATGATATCCCAGCAACTGTTTGAATAGCATCAGTAGCATCTGTGCCATCTTCAATATCCGCAAGAGTGGCTATGTCAGCAGTAATGCTAGCAAGAGATGAAACATCAGTCAAAAGTGGGCCAGCTTCCGGCACACCTGTTGTTGCATTGAAGCCAAGGACACGCCCAACACGATCTGCTTTCAATGGCAGTTCAGTAGAAACAGCATCATCTTGGTCTTTAAGGCGAAGGCCGCGATCAGCAAGATCATTTAGATCTGCGGCAATAGCAGTAATTCGATCAAGTTCAGTATTAAGAGAATTAATCTGGAATGCGCCAGAAGCAGGGAAGTCAGTAGTGCGTTCCAGTTCTATGTCGCGTGTGATAACAACAGTGCTACCACCAGTGCCGCCAGTAACAGATATGGTGACAGTGCCAGTAGTGCCACTACCACCAGAAACAGTATAATCTGTAGTAAGCGTTTTGAGCGTTCCATCTACATATACATTAAGATCTTCATCATCGAAGAACTCAAAAGAAACTGTGAAGGAAGTTTGAGTAACTCCTTCAGCCACTGAGTATGATACGCGAGGCGTGTTATCGGCAATGTTGATAGTCATGTCAGCATCCTACATCAATTAATGTTTTTGGACAACGCACAATTAATACCTTGCCCATCCACGAGTGATTTCATTCATCTGGTCTTTTAAGAACCACAATCTCATAAATGGCAGATTCCTTACTACATTCTTTGCGCCATCGCCATACTCGCCATTTATAAACTGTCCAACGCCAGTTGCAAGATCATAAGTAATTGATGGGCCAGCACCACCCACCCCACCGATTACTGCGGCATACGGATCATCCTCTGGATATTTAGGTTGAAGTAAGCCCATACTAACATCTGGCGTTCCAAAAGCAGAAGACATTGCCATAGACTCATACATCAAATCAGACCACAATGCGGCAAGACCAGAAGCATCAATGGATCTGGCAAGTTTATCTTGCGCACTCATTTCATCCCAAACAAAATCTGGTGTCTTGAATTTTACAACTGCATAACCAAGAGCAAGAGAGGTAAGAACACCAGCAGTCTTATTCCTAATTTGATTCTGGGCATAGGCGGCAGTTATCTTGTTTGCCGCGCCAAGGCTGTAAGACATAAACTGGAACGGTAACCCAATAAGAGAGTTCTCTACTCTCGCATAACCAGTATATTGCGCATCTTCTTTTTTTATGCCCAACTTTTTGGCGACTGACATTGGCAAATAAACAACACCATCAGTAATAATTGGCTTGTCAGCAGGAGTCCCCATAATAACCGTGTTCATAATCCCACTGTTCATTGCCTCTCTAAACGAAGCAATAGTATCGCCCTGTATGCTTTTCTGGCGTTTCATCTCCAACATTGCCATCTCATTGATCTTGTTTTCATAGGCCGCTTTGCCGCCTTTTTGAGTAAGATCTATGCCAAGTTGACCAGCACTTACTTTGGTGTGCATAATTTCATGCATCATTACAAAGTTAATATATTCCTGAGGAGTTCTAAATGCGTCTGCATCTAAAGGCTCAACATCCTTTACTTTTGGTTGAGTCCAAACTTTTGCTGGGAATGCGGTATTTCTAATATAATCTTCATCAATGTGAATAGTATTGTCTTTCCTTCTGAAGAAAGCTGGAACATATCTGTTGCCAACAAACTTGCCAGTTGGACCACGCATTACATTAGCTGTAGTGCTTGGAAACTGAATAGCATCAGCCCAAGCATCTGTATTAGGCAAATAAAGTCCAACTTTGGTTTTCTCCCAAGGTGCATTAGCAATCTCAATAGCTTTGTTCTTATCAATGTTATAACGATTAAGATACTCAACCTCAAACTTGCTAGCCTTTCCTTGAGAATACTTAATTGAATAATCAATAATAGTATGCCCACGAGCAAGTGATTCGATACGCTTCATTACATTAGTCATTGGAGCAAGAAGGTTTAATGCATAGGCAACATTTCTTCCCTTATCCAAAATACCTTGCTCAAGAGGATTGTTATTAAGATCTTCAACCATACGCATATGCGCACTGCCCATCTCAATTTCCAAGATCTCTCCGGCTAGCTTGCCTTCTTTGCCTTCAAGAAGAAGACCTTTACTTTCAACTATAGACAATAATGTTTTGGTTACTGTGCCTAACTCATGCTCCATAATTATTTTTGCGGCATCTGGCAGAGTAGAGAAACCAGCAGAACCAAGATAATTAGTCTCGGCGGCAAAGCGCATAATATTAGAAATGCGCTGATTCATTGCTGTCGGATCTCTGAGAACAGAGCCAACAACTCGATCATACATATGACGGAAATCTTTCCTTGCCGCATAAACCTGCCTTGCAGTCATGCCAGCATCAAACATATTTTCAGTCATTTCATCGAGAACATCTTCAATATTCCTGCCGCCAAACTTCAAAGCAAACTCATACTTAGGCGCAACACGATGAGTGTAAGCCTTCATCACTTTGACTGGGTTCTTAACGATAAACTCAGTCACTAACTTGTTTGGAATATCAATTGAGCGATGCCTAAAGTGCTTTGATTTACCGTGCCCATAGAAAGCATTGGCATCATCAGCAACATCAGTAATACCAAGAATCTCATCCACACTCTTTCTTGCTCTTCCTCTCACCATTTCTGGATCTCTTGAAAGCATCTTCTTTTCGTACTTGCCAGTAGAAAGATTCTTCTCAAAGATATATGGATTCTTATAATACCAATCATAGAGAACAGCCTCTAATCTGGCTCTGTTCTGCTTGATGTATTCCTTATTCCAATATCGTGGGAACATATCCTCTTCATTGGCAGGAAGTATCTTGTACTCCTTCATTGTCTCAATGTTGCCTTGAATTTCTTCAAGTTCATTTTCAAGACGAGCCAATCTTGCTTGGTTATATTCTATCTGTTGTTTGTTTCTTGATTTCTGAATCCTGCCCTTGATGACCTCGATATCAGCTTCAATATTGAAGGCACGAGATTCCATCTCTCTTCTGCTACCAATCAGCCCGACAGAAGACAGCTTTTCTTCCCAATCTTTATAAAAGGTTCTAATTTCAGCAACTGCCTCTTGCTGAAGATCAGTAAGATTCTTCTCTCCTTTAACATACAACTCGCCAATATTGTCCAACCACTGCTCATAAGTATTAGCTTCGGGAACAAACTTAGACTTTATCCCTCTAGCAATTGCAGTTGTGTTGTAGTCAAGAAGGCGAAGGTTTGCAGTATCAGTATCCCTTGCCCACAAGTCTTGCAGTTTTCTATTAGATCTTGCCCAATTACCATTCCATACTTGTGCCGCTTGATAAACGCTAGAGCCTGAGTTTAGACCTGCCTTGTGCATATTAAGAAGTATGCCGCTATCTCCGGCAAGGCGAAGCATGTCAAGTTTGACTGATGTTGGAAGTTTCTTGCTTTGAAGAAATCTCTTCATTGGTGTAGTAATACCGCGATATAGCCAAGAAGAAGTAAAGGCATTCTCAGCAATCCCAGCAGGATCTGGAACTTTCAATTCAGCTTCTTGTATTGCGGCAAACTCTTTTCTTCTTATATCAGCTTCCTTAGACAAAGATGAAAGTTCAATTTTATATTCATCAATTGCCCTAGCAATGCCCCGAACCTGTCCATTAACTATATTCTGGGCAATGTCCATCCTTACACCCTGCTCTTTGGCAACCTTACCAATTGCAGAATCTAAATTAGATTGGATCTCATCCAGTTGCTTAATAAGAAAATCTATTCTATTCGGTAGACGCTTTACTCTAGCCTCTAAAGCATCTTGTCTTATATTGGCAAATGGACGCTCTTTAGTTGGGACACCAAACTGGCTAACATCTACTTCGGCCTCATCCAAGACCTTTACCATCTGATCTAATTCATTTGCAGTATTCTTGATAGCGCGAGAACGGATGCCAAGAGGAATGGATACCAACCCACCAAGAGCCATGCCAGAAACAAAGGCAGAACCAATGTTAAGTGCAACCTCCTCTTTAGTGCCAACTGGATCAAACGGCGCACGAATAGCTTCTTGACCAGCTTGCAAAATGGCAAGTGATGTTCCTGTTCTTAACGCTGATCTTGCAAAACCAACAGTAGGCCCAAACGGAAGAGCAACGATATTAATGGGATCAAATATTCCAGCTACAAATTGCTTACCAATGCTAGCCCCATAAAGAATTTCTCTGTTTTTAATTGAGGCATCTATCTCACGCTTCATCTCAGCCATATGCTCTGAGTTCTGTGCGCGGATAAGGCTAGAAGCATAAGCCTCATACCCTTGCATATCATCCATTGGGTTATATCCCTTCTGAACTCTATCTCGATACGCAAAGGCGTTACCCAAATAATTAAATATTGGGGCATAGGTATAAGCATTCAAAGCACCAATAGTCTCAAGCAGAGTTGGATCTGCTTTGAACTCAGGCTTAGTAAATATTCTAGGCTCAAAGTTGTTTGGATTTATCAAAGCCCTGTTAACACGGCTAGGAGCGTCAGGGGCTTGATCTAAGTCTTCTACAGCCTCTGAGTCTGGCGCAGTCGTAAGAAGCCCTGGGGCTGGCTTAGAAGGCGTTACAGAAGGCCTCATAGGGGGAGCATCCATCTGCAACTGTGGTTTGCTAGGAGGGGCTTCCATTTGCAGTTGTGGTTTGCGCGGAGGGGCTTGGACTATATCTTTGACAATCCTATCGGCAGGAGAGTCAATCTCACTATCGTCATAGCCTTCATCTACTTGCGCTTCTGGAATAGAGACAGTCTCGACAGAAGTAGCATCAATGTCTTGAGGTTCAGCAACAGGGGTAACATCCTTTGCTGGCTCAGATACAAAGGCATCATCTTCACTTGGCATTGCCAAGGCTACTTCTGATTTAGATTTTTTTTTTATTATTTCATCAGAACTGTGTTCAATTAAATAATCAGCCTCTGAATTGCGGCGTGTTGGGTATCTATCTTTAAAGTTGCGCAATTCTTGAATAGCACCTTCCCAATCTCCTGTCGTTGTTAAACGCCAAAAATTTGGTGTTGCTATTGGCAAACTGCCATGCTGGAAGGAAACAGAAGCAATTACAGTTGCCTTGCCTCTGTCAAGGTTATTAAAATCTGTACCTGTTGCCTTTTTCCATTGTTTACGCAGACCTTCCAGAGATTCATTTTTAGCAAATTCAGTGACTGTTTTTGCTTCTGGGTTTGTTAATTCTAATTGATTGGCAATAGCTTCTGCTTCAGCACCCCTGACTCCAATGAAGGGAGCAAGTTTGTCAATAATAGCCTGAGGTAAGCCAGCAAGATCTTTAAGGCTTCTTGCACCAAGATCTACACCTCCACCGATGGTAACGCCACTCTGTGAGCCTTCAGCGTCAGGTACATAGCCGCGAGTCTTGATGCCGCCTTCTTTATCAAGAATAAAATCCCAATCAATATTGCTCATACTAAATTACCCTATGGGGTTGTAATGTCCATTTCGGTTGCGGCCTCAGTTTCCATAAGATCCGCAGGGAGAGGTTGCTCAATCTTGCCAGTGCGACTCTCAAGTTCTCTGCGCATAATTTGAAGACTGCTTGGCTGACCAGCTTCAATCTCTGCTTTGCGCATCTCTTCTGCAATACGCTTTGCCTCTTCTCTATAACCGCGAATTGAGAAGGACATATATTGAAACTCGCCATCTGATTGATTGGGGACAGGCACTAACTCGCCAATCTCATTCTTATACATTGCGTGATACACCACGCCAATGCTTCCCAACTCATCACTGAGGCCAGTACCAGAAAGATCTTGCGGAACAAGATACACTCTCTTCTTGTCGCCGTGAGATTTACCCAAGTGATATCCTTCCGGCAATGCTTCCTGCACATCCATCAAGAACATATCTTGCAGTTCCTGATTGGGGATAACTCTATCAAGAGCATACAACGAGCGATTGGCATTCACGCTAGCAAGCGGATCAATAACAAATCCAGCAGTCTCAACATACACGCCATTATAAATACGCTCCATCTCAGCATCGAGTTCTTTGAGCGTAATGCCATTAGCAATTAGATTTCTAGCATAAGGCTCAAGCCTTTGCGCTGTGGCAACATCATTGTCAAACTTGCTAAGAACATAATCCTCAACACTATTAACTTCGTTGTTGCCAGCAAATAACTTATTTATCCTATCGCCAATAACTTCCTTGTTTCTGCTGTTTGCAGTTACTTCAGCCATAATTGTTGGAAAGTCTTGACTTCCACGAATCTGCGCTATTCTAGCTACAGAGTTCAGTATAGCATCTTCTTCGCCGCTAAGACCCCCATCAATCACCAGCATGTTGATAGGCGCACCAATTCTCTTAGTGTAGTTGGCATAACGCAGATAATGTTGCAGTAGAATCTGAGTTTGCTCTGGTGGGAAGTCCATACCATTTGAAAGATTTTCAAGATCAGTCAATAGGCGATCAGGGATAACACCTTTTGCAATACTGCTTTTTACCGCAACATTGGCAAGAGATTCTTCTGTTCTATAATAGACACTGTATTGCTGGCGGTTAGCAAGTTGGCTCGATCTAAACACCATCTCATCTGCCGCTTCACGATATTTCTTATCGCTGTTATCGCCAGCCATATTTGCAATATCAACAATAAGAGATTCAGTCTTCAGAGCCTTAGCTGTTGCGGTATAAGCCCCCTTAAGATCTACTCCATATTCATTAGTTCTTTCTTTAAGTTTTTCCCAGTCAAGATCTTCGCCCTCTTTCATAAGAGTTACAATTGACTGGTCATAAACCTTGCGCACACCCTTTGGCAGTCTGTTTACTACCTCTGGATTGCCCTTAGACCTATAGGCATTCTCAAGCATGACAGCATCAGCAGGAGTAATCTCTCTTGTAATAGTATTACCAGATGCATCTACATCTTCAATCATAGACCCCGGGACTAAAATATTTGCAAGTGGGGCTTGCTGAATAGCCCTGCGCATATTCCTTTTATTCTCATTAGCTTGAGATGGAGAAAGTATACCAGCTTGAACAGCATCGTCTTGTGCCATGCTTTCCATCTCAAAAGCCAGCATCATGCTATCTGTGTCACTGCCAAAATCATTAATGTTGCTAGCGAAATCGTGCGCATCTTGCTGAAGACCCATTGCCTCAACATTCGCTATTGCCGCCGCACGTTTGCTCATCAGGTTTAATTTTGTGCTAGCAAGATAAGAAGACCCAAGTTCTTTAATAACCTCAGAGAAGTTGGGGTCAGTAACCTTAACCATATTCTCAATGTAATCTTGCATTGAGACTGCATAGTTTTCTGGACCATGCGGATCGTATTGATGCTTGATTGAAAGCTCAGCCGCCTTGGTCTTGATCTCATCTTCTGCGGTGCGAATATATCTGCGCCGCATAGTATTGTTGTAAGAGGTTTGCGCTATAGTACCAAGATTAGTAGGCACAGTGAATGCTTCTGCCCTACCAGTAGCAGGGTCAATAGTGCGCAGAAGATCTTCCTGCTTGAATTGTTCAGCAAGTTCTATGCCTTTTTGCTCTGCTTTAGCCTTGGCAACTTCAAACACATTAGCAACAAGATTGTCAGCAGTTGCGCCTACTTGCCGCCACAATTCTGTTTGACCAGTATCGGCGCGAACAACGCCAATCCTCTGGTTTCTAAACTGTTGCCTTTCTCTTATAACAGCCATTATACGCCCTTAATCTGCTGGTACTTGAATAGACCACTGGTAATGCTCGATGCCGCACCAAGCAATCCAGCTTGATATGCCGCCCTTCCTCTTGCTCTAGCAAAGCCAGCTTGCATTCTTAGTTTGTCATCATCCATAAATCCTTGAAGATCAGATCTAGCAACATCGGTATAAGCGACTTCTTTCTGCTTCTCCAAGAAAGCCTTTACTGATCTGTCTGATGCGTCTCTGCCAATAAAAGCAAACCAAGCATTGTTTGTTGCCCTTGCAGAATCATAAGCGGCAATTCTATCATTATGACGTTGTAAAGCTTCGAGCTTGTTATTCACTCGCTCTGCTTCATACATTGCCGCTTGACGTTGCGCATCAGCACGAGCCGCCCTACCCTGTTGTATAGAAGAAAATGCTGAAATAGCAGTCCCAAATAATTGAAGCCCAGCAAGCATTAGAACGATACCTCCGCAATAATACCATTAATTTGCAACGACAGCGGAGCTGTTTGCGTAATAATTACTGTTGGATCTTTGGAGTAACCCAGCAATCTAAACTCTCTTTTCCCAGTCACAGCATTACGCCCCAAACTAAAGTCATCTCCAACTTGTCTTATCACAAGACGCTTACCATTAACAGATACTGATAGCGTACTTACCAAATCCAATATAACACGATTTATTGATCTTGGATTCCCTGTAAGTGGACCATTAGACAAGGAAGCATCAATGGGAAGTGTCTCTGCTTGAACAGTAAAGTTATAGCCAATCTCAGCAGAGGTAATTTCTTGAACGGCAGAAACATCAACATTGCCACTAGCAACAGTATAGTCGCCAAGATAGTTATCCCCATCCCTAACTGAAACCACAGCACCATTAGCAAAGTGAGAAGAGACATCAAAGACCCCAGCAGTACCAGAGAATGTTGCTGAGAAGTCCATATACAAATCAGCATCAAACTCAGTCAGAATAAACTTCTGAGTTCCATCCCCCTTGTCGTATTGCCCGACAAGAAAAACCCTATCATCAATGGCACAGACACTATGAAACTTACCACTTGTAGTAAACTGCGACCACCCTGCCCTTTCTTCTGCTCTGTTTGATGTGAAGATTGCAAGTGTTCCATCAACATTCAAAACAAAAGCATATGACTCAGGCCTGTTAATAGCACCTCTAAGAATTGCCATCTGCACTGGGTCATTAATTAAATGAGATGATATTGTCGAAATACCATTGGCAACATAGGCCGCTTCTGCATCAGAATAAATATACTCTCGAACCACTGAGCCAGTCTTCTGCACAAACAATGTCGCGCCATCAAGCGATTGTGGACGCACAAAAGAAGAACCATACGGTGTCTGCCTTTTGATCTGCGCATTAGTTGGCGTGATTGGCTTGTCAGCAAATGCCGGAATATACATCTCAGATGTACTGGTAAACATCTGCAAATCGCGGTTTGATACTATGTGACGAATAGTATTGATCTCACCAATACTAGCAATTAAATCCAGAGCATCGTCATCTTCAGCATTACCAACATCAAAGTTGTAATACAAACCAGAACGGCTAGCCCATATACCATCTGGTTGCCCAAGAGTACCGCCGAACCAAAGACGATTCTCGTGAAACGCGACAGCCCCAGGATACCCTCTCAAAGAACTGTATGATTGTTCTTCCCACTCAGTTGTTGCGGCATGAGTTTCTATCTTCGGACTGCCACCACCAACAACAGAATCATTGGCATTAGCACCAGCCGTTACAATAAAAACATTTTCATCAACTACATCTTGAACAGTGCGAGTGCCATTAATCTGGTTTGCGCTAATTCCACCAACAGCACCAGCATGAGAAATCACAATTGAATCACCAGTTGAAAGGCCGTGGTCAACCATTGTTATTGCAATATCAGCAAGTCCATCAGTAGTCTCAATAGCATCAGTATCAAGATGAACTTCTAATTTATCACGCACATCGCCAGTTGCCTGTGTAGTAGATTGTACAGAAGTAATTTCAATCTCCTCGCCATGATAGCGAAGAGTCAGGCCAACATGCTTTGAGTCAGGATAATTACCCCCAGATTGTGTGCCAGTAATATCAAAGTATGGCGAAGATGTGGTAAGGGTCACAGTGCCAGTGGTCGCTGATGGATCAAGTGTGACATTCAAACCTTGAAAAGAATAGTAAGGCTGGTGAATGTATTCATCATCAGCACTAGTATCAAAGTTGTATGTCCTTACCTCAAAAGAAGTAAGGCCAGTTCTAACCAACTCTCTTACCATAAATGTCTGATGGCAGAGATACATAAAGTCACCAGACTGAGCAAAAGTAATCTCATCCAAGATTGAATCAGTGAATGGAAGTGCCGCACTATTAACATCTTGGGTTATTGTTGCGGCAAGACTAATATCCCCAGTAGAAGGATCAATAAGAAAGCAACGAATCTTGGCATTCTCAAGCGAGATAATATAACGCTCATCATCTGAGAAAATAAAAGGTAACAAGCGAATCTGTTGCCGCTTGGTAGTATCTACTGTGGTATCAAACTCATAGACTTTGCGTGTGCCATATCTGCGCAGAAGGCCACCTTCATTTCTAAGGAAGAAATTCTCTACCTTCTTTGCGGCATTCCCATAGACCCTAGTATCGGTCCGAGACAACATTGACGGACTGACTTCCCCAAATTGAAAGTTAGATAGAGGAACTCTGATCCGTGCCATTAACTGCGCCTATTGGTGATAAACCTTGAAGTAGAAAGTTTGCGTGTAGTTTGCTGTTGTGAGTCTAGGCTTCTTGCCTTTGCCATTGCTTCCTGCGCAGACTTCAACATGAGTGCCGCCAAGTTTGCATCTCTAGCAATAGAGGTGGCAAAGACAACTGCCATTGCGTATTCAACAGCAATTGTAAAGTAGGAAGGCCAGTTTTCTTCTCCAGCCCTGTAAGTATAATCAGCAATTACAACATCAGCATCGTTAGTATTCGCAAACACCTTGTTGCCGTAAATCTGATAATCAATAAGGTTGTCATTGATAGTTACAGCGTGAACCATCAACTGATTTGCTGGCAATTGATAGGCCTTATCATAACGCCCAGTAGGAGCATCAGACAATCTGTTAAGCACAGCTTGATTGGTGGCAAACCTCCAGCGAGTATTTACCAATGATGCTCTAGCAACATCCTCATACATATTAACAGAGACAAGTGCCTCTGTTGTTCCATCTTCAAATGAAGTAATTGGATCAGCCCCAATAAGAATCAATGCTCGCGAGCAAATATCAATACCAGAGTCCGCTGTTGTGCTTGTTGCCATTTCAAGTGAGGGGGCCGAAGCCCCCTCTCCCTATTAGTCTGTGTCAGTCACTGTCAATGCAGTGCCATCAGCAATGTCTACAGTTGAACCATCATTTGACAGAACTACCGAGATGCTCATAGCAGGTGCATCGCTATCCAGCACAAAAATAACGTCACCAACATTCAACATTGATGCGGCGTTATTAAAGTAACCAGAGACACGAACCGCAGTAATAGCCTCAGTGGAATCATAGAACCAAATGCTATGACCACCACCGCTAGCCATGCGGGTAAGACCAGATGCAGAATAAGCCATTAATCAGCCTCCTGTTAGTTGTTGTCGAGAACTTCGTATACGCCGTTGGAGTCGATAACAACTGCACCCATCGACATCATCGAGGTTGCGAGGTGTGCGACTTTCTCAGGCACATAGTTGATCTCGGTGGTGACATCAGCATTAACGCCCAGACCTACAGCAGAGGTGTGGTATGCCATGTTCTTACCAGCAGTGATAGCGGATGTGGAGAATACCTTGAATCCAAGGAACTCTTTCATTGTCATGCCGCCAGCATAGGGAAGATTCTGATCGCCAACAAAGTCACTGGAAGCAAATTCAGTGATGTTGAAGAGATCGGCATACCCCGATGGGTGCATTGCAAGATACCGCTGTCCGTCTTCTGGAATATCTGCCGAACCAAAGGTTTCAAACAGAGTCAGAATGTCAGCCTTGACCAGTGCGCCACCAGTGTCTGCAATTGCAGTTCCGTTTGCGCCTGAGTCCATTGCGGCATAGATCAGTTCATCAGTCTTACGACCAAGGGCGGCGGCGGCAGAAGTTGCTACAGCCTGACGCTCGTTGATGTTGATCTTCAGTTCATCGAGCTTGTCGATGTATTCTGCGGCATAATAGTCAGCCATGGTTGCTTCAACTTGAGTGTGAACCAGTTCCATAGCAGTAACATTGCCGTTACGAGATTTGGTGGAGGCAGAGCCAGCACCGATTTTCTGAAAGCGAGTTGTCGTCCCAGTCACATTGTTTGACATGCGCACAGTGTTCCGCAGTTTTGAACCCATACGCTGATAAGCCATGTGAACTTCAGACTCGAACTGCTTAATAAATGCTACATCAATAGTGTTAGCCATTTTACAGTCCTTTCTTGGAGTTTACGGTTTCTGCGGTTGTCTGCTCCGCATCGTCAACGCGATTGTCCAAGTAGGGTCGCTCAGTGCATTACAGGCCGTGTTGGAAGATAGTAAACATTATTTTTAGTTTTTTTGCAACGAATAAATCTAACCATGCTGTGACTGCTGACCTCGTACATATTCTCGTCAAGTTCAAAACCACACCACTGCAACCACATAATTGTGTGTTCGTGATCTATTGGTATGAAGTTTTCTATCTTTTGATATGCACCTTGTAGTATATCAACCACTTTCCTAGACCCCTTTAAGAATGAAATCCAGTTTTCGTCAATGTCCTCTGTTCCCAGCATCCACACTCTAGCGTGTGAATTATCAATTGGAACTGTGCCACACATCCCAATAATCTTTTCATCAAACCTAATGGAAAAGTTTCTAGCACCAAGAACATAGAAAGGATCGGTCAAGGCTTGAGTGGGAGACACCCCATGAATAAGGCACTCTCTTACATCTGGAAATCTTAACCGATCCTTTATCTCATCAACATGCTTAATCTTGGCATCTACAAGAGATAACTTACCAACTCGTTCAAGCTCTTTAGCCATAGAGTTTCTTAAATCCAGACTCTACCTGACGCACATACGCTGGATCTCTCCTTGCAGGATCAAAGTAGCGTGGGTCTTTCATCATAGATTTAAGCTCATCTTCGCTTAACTTGCTTGTCGGAGTTGCCTCTTGACTTGGAGCATTGCCTTGCATTGCTTCCATAATAGTCTCAAGAGCCATCACGCCCTCTGCTGTTTCGCACATTCTTTCCACAGCAGTAAGTTGACTTTCTGGGAAGAACTTGCTTGCGAACAAAGATACTGCTTCTGTTCTGGCATTTGCATTATCGCCAAGTTTAGCAAATTCTTGGTCATAGTCTGGAACATTTGCGTTGACAGCATCCATATACATCTTGATGCCCTCTGCAAATTCTTCCTGATTATACCCATTCTCAAAAGAATGACTAGCCCACCACTGAAGAAGTTCATTGTCAGTAGCTAATTGATCATCGATACCCTCTGGCAATTCATAATCACCAGAAGAAGCAGGACGATTAGCATAAGCCTCTTTCTCAATTTCCTCCATAAAGGATTTGCGGAAGTCCTCTTCCTTTTGTCCAAGCTTTCCCTCAAGAGAGGAGTAGGCGGTAGCCAAATCCTCTGCACTCTTAAATTTCTCTGGAAGCCACTCAGGACGCTCAACCGCAGTCTCAGTTTGGACTGCCTCTGTTGGTTCAGCACTGGCGGCAGAATCAACTTGTGTTTCTTCAGTCATTCTGTTTCACCTTATGTGCATGTTTGATGCGCTGTTCAATAATGCCAACAATATATCGCTGACCTTCCATATGGCGCAACTCCGCATCAGATACAGCCGCGCCATGTACAGATTCGATAGTGATTGATCTTAGATATCGTAGCACTTCTTTACCAGCTTCGCTGGAAAACACACTGGCTACATTTAAGGATATTTGTTGGTCGGTGGCTGGTGGCCTTTGATGACCATCAACCCCCAGGTGTATTTTGTCCACCAATTAGTTGCTCCTGAGTCTGTTGAGACATTTGCTGTTGCGCGGCATATTGCTGTGCCATTGCAACAAGTTGTTTGCGTTCCTCAAGATCTCTTACAAGCTTATCAGGAACGCCAAACTTCTTAGCCAAGTAAGCGGCAGTCTCTTCAGAGTTGATTAGGATATTGGTAATCTCAGGACCAAACCTACCCTGCACAAGCTCCAAGAACCTAGCCACCGAAGTGATGTCTTGGTTTGCTTGCGCTTGAGCGAGTGGGGAAACTGATCTTACCTTTACCTCCCTACCATTGATTGATGGCAACTCAATCCTGCCCTGCTTCTTGAGAATGTATACTACCCTTTGCAATACTGGCTGAACAAGTTCTGCTTGAAGGCGACCAAATGCAGAACCGATTCTGCGTGAAAGGTCAGCCATTCTTTCCGCAACCTCTGTCGCAGAAGCCGGAGTCCTGTCAGGGTTACCAAGCATATCATTGTAAAGCGCACGTTTAATATTCAAGCGCATATCACTAAGAATAAGATTGGCAACATCAAATGATCCTGCGGCGCGAATAGGTTGAAGCCCCATTGATCCCGGGGCTTTGGGAATAACAGTACCCGGCACTAGGCTTATAGTATCTGGGTTTACCACACCATCATCATCCATCTGGTAGATACCAGAGATAGCCATCTGTGCATTTTCGAGGATCAATTCGATGGTAAGGTTGGTGGTCTTGATAGCACTAAGAGCATTGATAAGTGGGCCACGCCCATAAACCTCGCCACTGCACTTCGACCAACGGAAGCAGATAAATGGGTTAGACCCAATGCCTCGATACTTATCTTGCGCTATAACTTCCCTTATGCCAGTCTCAATGGCATAGAACATGTAGGCTTCTTCATTGCTTACAGTGTAATCTCTGCAAACAACTTCCAGAATCTTTGTCTTTTCATCTGGGCTATTCTTAATTTTATTTTGTAGCTTAGAAGAGATATTCGCCTTCTTATACATATAGGGAATATCTGAATAGCGTACAGAACGCTCCCGATACACATGATCAATGCGATCATCAGGACCAGTATCCAAAACCACATGAGGCAAAGGTATTGCGCTGAAGTTAACTGGGTTGATTGCGTTTCCTTCATTGACACATAATACACCAGTGCCAACTGCCAGATCCATAAATGATTCGTGAACCTCTTGCCCGAAGTTTGAGTTCTGAATTACTTCAAATACATATTCAGTGACTTCATCCAATTGATTATCGATCTGGTCACGCTCCTCCATAGGAACTTCAGATCCAGCCATAAGATCGGCCCATCGAGCGAAATTCGGAACAAGACCCTGTTGTAGGCGCGAAGCAAATTCTTGCACACCGACAACCGCAGTTTCGTCAAATATCTTATCATCCCTGCGCTGTCCAATAGCTTCATAATAAAAAGACTCCCTTTGCGGCAGAGCATATTCATAACATTCCTCAAACAAGTCAACGAAGTTCTCACGAAGAGACTTTGCCTTCTCATACTTTTTGAGATACTGCATAGCAACTTTGTCATCGCTATACCCCGATTCAATTGTTTGAGTGTTGATCATTACAAATACTCGCTATAATAGCCCATACCGCCGCCAGTTCCGCTAATAAGAGAACGCCGACCTTTTCCGCCTTTTTTCATTGCAATTGTTTCAGAGAGAGCCTCTTGCTTTGCTTTTTTCTTTTTAGTTTGCTCTTGCTCGATCTGAGACTCTTGTTGAGAAGTGTCTGGTTGTGGAGTGCCACCGCCACCGCCACCGCCGCCGCCAATACACATAGCTAATCCTTTCTACATCCTTGCCCAAAGACCTTGACGTTGCTTGCTCTTTGGTTTTCTTGCGAACACATCATACTCTCTTTTTGCATTGAACGCTTGGATTGGCTTGTGGTTAGACATCAACTGTCTACCCTCGCCAGCACCCAACATTAAATACTGAAGAGCGTCATGTATGTGAGAATACATATTTTTATCTGGTTTGTCAGCATATCTTTCACCAGACACTTCCACCCTCTTATATTGGTATCCACCCTCAAAGCCTTTTATCAAACTTGGGCAACGTCTATCTACCAGAAAAGCTGGCTTCCCATCAACCATCTTATTCAAAGCAGAAGTGACAGATTCCAAGCGAAGATCAACAGAGTTAGAAGGTGCAGGAAAAGCACGAAGGCCAGCCCCACGAAGAATCTGAAAAGGGGTAGTCTCATCAGTTTGCGCACGAAAGTCACCAGCAGGGTCGCCATAAATGTGGACCTCTAATTCACTAAACCTTGTTGCAATCTCTTGCCGAAGCATCTCTGCAAACCTAACAATGCCCATATCGATAGCAACAATCTCAGACTGTATCAGCCAACGCCCTCTCACCTTCTGCCCAAAGACCGCCGCAGGGGTAAGCCCAAAGTCAATACCAATGTAAAGCGGAATACCAGCCGCAATAGGAATCTCTTCTTTGGCAATGTGAGTCTCAGAAACAAAGCTGGGATAGACTGGCTTGCCCTCTTGCACAGAACCAAGACGATTCATCACATAGACATCGATCCAGCTTTTAGTCTTACCTCTAATAAGATTGGGGTAATAAGACTTGAGCATATGCTTTTGATTCTCAGCACTTGTATTAGGCTCATAATCCTGTACCGCACCTTCTTCATCAAGCTTCTCCACCATTCCAGATGGTTGGGTGTAGAAGTTCCAGTTATCAGGCTTGACAAGCATCTTGGCTTGCTCTCTTGGGATATGATCTGGAATCGGAACTTCCCCAGACATGATAGGCCACCAGTGATCTTCTTCTGGTGCGTTAGTGTCAGCAATCACACCAGACCAGCTTGGCCCACCTTCACGCATAGAAGGGAAACGCCCAACACGCATAGTGCAAGCATCAATAATAGACTTAGGCACTTCCCTTGCTTCGTTGATCCAAATGCCAGTAAGTTCAAGCGAGAGCAACTTCTTGACATCTTCCGGCCTATCCAACGCCAGAAAGATAATCTCCGCATCAAGATCAGCTTGCTTAATATGGTGCGTAAAAGGTACAGACCAGTGAAACTTACCCCACTGATCTTCTGGAAACCAATCCAACCAAGTCTTGATCGTTGTCGTTTTGAGTTGGGGATTGGTGTTTCGTATAATCGCCCAACGAGAACGCCGAATACCATCTTTGTTTTTCTCCTGCATCAATGCGCGGCGAAATACTTCAACACAACAAGCAACCGATTTGCCAGAACCAACTGGGCCTCTTATGCCACGAAAGAAGGTGTCATCCTTCATAAAGGCCTTTAGAGTATCGCCATCTGGCTTGTACTTAAAGTTGGTCAACCTGTTTATCTTTCCCAAAGCGGATCATGCGTTCTACAATCTCTGGGCCAATAACTGCAATTACCTTATCGGCTTCGCGGTCAGTGACAAATTCTTCGGGATGATAGGCTAGATGAACTTTCTTTACAACCCTGCGGAGGATCTCCCTCTCCTCAGGTTTAAGCATGTGAACGAATGTCATGTCCTATACTTCTTTGTTTTCTCTGCTATAGAATCAGGTTGCTTAGCAAACTGTTTGCCCTTGCGTATGGCGGTACGCTTGGCCTTGGTTGTTCTCTGATACTCTTCAGCCGAAAGATTTTTTATTGCCTTTTCGGGCAAGTATCTCTCGCCAGTTGCCTCACTACCTTGGGTGCTGGGCTTTCCTGACTTAGTGCGCCACTTCTGCTTTGTCCAAGCACGAAGGGATTTCTGTGAAGGTGCTAGTGCCATTAGTTTGTATAACCGCCACCAGCCTTCTTATACAGAAGGGCTAGCCTTTGCGCCTTTCTTGCTGACCATTGACCCGCTTTGCCGCCCTTTGCTTCGGCCTTTACTTTGTTGAACAACCTCTTCCTTAGGGCTGGCTTCGTGTAATTCCCGGCTTCGTTGACCGCCATCTTCAACCTCCATTAGTCGCTGGGAGTTCGCTGTGAAAGTTTCACCAGAAAGAATGCGTCCATCTGGCAGGGTAATAACTGGGCCATCATACGGCGTACCGTCTCTAAATGCATAAGCCATTAATAACCCCCCTTTATTCCACTTCCATCTTTCTTCAGAAGCGATTTCTTAACTGCACCCTGTATTGGTTTGCCAGTTTTCTTGGCGTGTGCTTTCGCCGCTTTCATCCCCTCCGCAGTATACGGAAAAGTCTTTCCTGCTACTTTTGGCATTAGGCTTTCCTTTCTTTCATCTTCTTGTATCTTGCCAGCAAACGCCGACCCTTGGCAACCGCAGAGGCCTTGTCACCAGAGTGACCCCATGCGACTAGTGATAACTTCAATCTTGTAGGACGCCCCTTCTCATCCTTCAGTGGTCCTGCCGCAGAACCCATCCTCACCAAGAAACTTCCCTTGCGGCGAATCTTCTCTGGTGTGTCTGCCGCACCCTTCACTGGGGCTTTCAAGTTCCCCTTCTTGCCCTTCGCTGTGCGATAGGATGCGCGACCTTTGGGATTTAGCCCACCCCTGGGATCTTGTCCCTCTTTGCGTTGCCATGCCGGAGTCTTACGCATTAGGATTACCACTAACGCCTTGAGTGCCACCATAAGACGACCCAAGACCAAATGAAGTGCCAGAAGGTTGAGGGCCTTTAGAGCCGCCAAACTTAACCAAACTCTTCGGCCCTTTCTTTTTCTTAAGGGCTTCCTGCTCAGTTAACTCTGGGGGAATTTCATATGCAGTTTTAATTGGCCCAGTATCAGGCTGTTTGATCTTCGATGGTGTGGGGCTTGAACCCATTGACAAACACATAAGACGAACCTCTCAGCAAAAAAAATATTTATACCAATATGCAAACACCTAAGGGAATGTATATTTGTATAATCTACCCGATCAGGACTTTTCTAGCAATATATTAGCCAAAGATTAACATTTCACACCGTTCGGTACTATCAGTATTTTGCGAGCTTTGGCGAGGTCTAATGTGTGGGTTGGACTACTACTGGCAAGCCAACTACACTTTTTCAACCCCCCTGCCCTACGACAGGTCAATCTTAACTGATATTTCGCCAGCGTGTAAGTGCATATGCTTGTCCGGGGCTTTGAAGCCAGCTCTGTCAAGTATATCCTTACTCGCCTCTAGCTGAACGTACTCGGACTTAGCACCCTGCGCTAGTGTCAGAAGCTTGGCCGCCGCTACGGTAGCATTGAGTCCGAGACTCTCTCCAATCCTTTGCATCATATATTGCTGGACGTGAGGAAGCCGCAAAGCCTTGCTAGCACTCACTCTTCCGCTTTCCCCACTTGCATAACCAGCAAGGCCAGCGGCTTCACGAATCGTACAGCCCGTAGCTACAAGCGTATCCACCAGAGCAGTCTGTTTGGATGTTAACTTTACTAGATCACTCATTCGAAACCATGCTTGAACCCCCCCTTGTGTTCCCCCCCTTTTATGTCACGACCAGAAAACCTTTGTCAACTCACAATACAGCACAATTACACAAAAAGATCACCTAGTCTGTAATCGCCCTTGCTGTCGGGAGGATGTAGGTCACTGTCTTAGACGGTTCTCCTAACGCCATGTTCGGATGGTATTTCCTCTCGTCATGCCAACCGTTGCCACAAGTTGCTATGCAGGGAAGGGCCGCCCTTGCTCAGTTTCCCTAGCCAGCCCGACCATTGTGCGCCTCCGGCGCAACGGGCTAGGGGAAACTGGCAAGCCGACCTACACCTACCCTTCCCTGCCTGATAGCAACCAGTGGCATTCGGGGCATGTCGGAGGAATTCCCCTCCGATCATAACGTAAGGAGAACACAATGTCTAAGAAAGTAACCAACAACCTCGTATCCGACATCAAGCGCGATCACATCCTAGATGATAGGACCACATACAACCAACTGAATTGGCTCTTGACAGGTTTCGTCCAGTATCTCGATAAAACTATCGAGAGGAAGGAACTCACCAAGGCAGACATTCTCGCTCAAGCAGATGTCGAAGCTCACGCACTCGAAGGTTCACAAGAACAAGTCGATTGGACCAAGCTAGAGCGTGATTACGAATGGCACAACACCCAGCAGGAGATCACGCAGACGTTGCGTGATTACTTCGCGGAAGCCTGTGACCAGCTCTTCCCAGAGGTTAACGCCAAGGCAAAGTCACAAGCTGACAGCCAGGCGTTCTTCGCCAAACTTCGTAAGGCGTCCTAACAGACGCCGCCCCAGCGCACCGCGCTGGGGCTTTTCCCAACATGCGTAACTTCCCCAAGGGGGGACACACCCACAGTCAATTAATTAACAGCTTTATGGACATAATCGTTGACAAAATAAATTATTTTGCCAGAATGAAACAAAGGAGGACATGATGCAAATTGAATCAGACATTCCAATTCCAATGCGAAAACAAAGTCCGTATTCATTTCTCGATGAAATGAGACGAGGACAAAGTGTATTGGTAGGCACAGAACAAGAAGCCTATCGGGTGCGTGACGCAATGCGCTATCGCAAAATGAATTACGTTACTCGCAAGACAAGAGAAGGCTGGCGAGTATGGTATCTCGGGAGGAAAAAATGAGTCGAATAAAAAATTGGATTGACACAAGACAAATCGAATCT